AAATATCCTCATGTACCTGTCTACGTACCCAGAGCCTACGTCTACGTCGGACTGTGTAAACAATCGGAATATCTGAGTCAGTAGGTTCTTCTCCTGCTCAGTCATGTTCTGCCAGTCTTTAACGTCATTGTGCAGCGGTACGTCTTCAGGGAACCAGTGCATCTGATTCTGCTGTGAGTAGTAATCGAACATCCACGGATGGTCAAATGGTTTGTAGTAATCTCTAGTGTCTAATAGGCTCATACCCACTCATCTCCTTTGCGGTCAAATCCTGCTTCATAAAAAAACTCATCTGCGGCTATCTTTCTTCCCTGCTCTTTAGTAAAAGTTTCATAAGTAAAGAAAGGAAACCTAAAAGGAATAACATACATATCTAGTCTGTATCCTATAGATATTTTTAAGAACTGCTCATACCATCTCAGTGGCATTGTTACTGTTTCAAAACCATAGCAACCCATAGCTGTTTCTTCAATAGCTTTGTGCCATTTTATTTTTATAGGCCATAAAAGACTTGAATGTAAATGATAGCTAGTATCTAAAAGGCTCATTTATTTTGTTCCTCTTTTAGTTCTATGTATTGTTTCCAATCAATAATCTCTCCAGTTAAGTCATTTACGGCAGAAACTAAAAGAGCAAGCAAAGGTATAATATCTTCTATATCCTTTCCCATATAGGTTTTATGCCTGTTCATTAGTTTTTCTGCTTCTTGAAATACATCTTCACCTCTTTCAAGTCCCATCATGCGTAGTGTTCTCCAAAGTTCAGTTCTAGTGTCTCTAGTTTGTCTTCAGCTTCCGACAGCTTTGTTATCAATATGTCCATAGTGTCCACTGTGTGCGGATGCTCAGCGACAGCTACAGGGTTCTCAAAGAAGTTTAGTGCGTCAGCTTCAGCTTCAATTATCTGTGCTTTGTATCTGGCCCGTAGTGCGCTGTACAGTCTGTTGCTCATGTTCTAGTTCCTTGTAGTATTTAATCCAATCTTCGTAGGAAGTCAGTAAGTTTTCCTCCCATATATAATACAAGCAGTCGTATATGGGATGTTTGTCCTTACTCATCAAAAATCTCCTCCTTCAAAACTGGTTTATTTAAGGCTTCTTCAATTAGCTTCAAGTCCTGTTTAAGCTCCTCTAAACTTTGTCCCCAGCACCCAGCAGTCCCCTGTGTCGTTGCTTCAGGCTCACCTTTATGGTAGTACACCTCTCGTATCTCGTAGCCGGAATGCGTTTCTATTACTCTGTAATTCCAAGACATATCCGCTAACTCCTTATAGAAAGTATCTACTTCATTACCCTTCACAACTTAGGCACTCCCCGTCTTCTAAATTAATCCTTGGTATCTTTACGTTGACATTCTCCGCATTTCTTGCGGCGGTTGTCCTATAGTAATACATAGATTTAAGTAGATTAGCACCGACCCAATGTACGTTGTTAACGTATTCTAGGTACTCGTCATGTGTCTCCTGTGGTGCATTGGAAGGTGGTGGCTCAAAGAAGGTATTGACTGACTGAGACTGACACACATAGGGCTGACGCTGGTAGGCGTGTTCTATGACCCATATCTGATTGATCTCAGGTGCGGTCTTAAAGGTGTTCTTTTCTTCTTCAGATAGCGCCGTAAGCCCTTCAACAGACCCTTGAGCAGCAGAAATATCTTTCCATGTTTTCTCATTGTTTATACCCTTGCTTTCAAGTAACTGTTCTAGGTACTTGTTCTTTACACGATAGCTGCCACTCAAAGTCTTGTGCGTAAATACGTTAGCCCTCGTTGGCTCAATACTAGGACTCGTTCCACCGCATATAATACTGCTGCTGGCGTTAGGAGCAATAGCAAGTAAATGTGAGTTACGAAGACCACTGCCAGCCATATCAGGAGCTTCACCCCTAGATCCAGCCAAGCTACGACTAGCCTCTGTAGCTCTTTCCTTGATGTGCTTAAAGGCTCTGTTGTTAAAACTGGCAGCGTACATTCCCTCGAAAGAGAGTCCATTACGTTGAAGATAACTATGAAAGCCCATTGCACCAAGACCAATCGCACGTTCTCTATATGCACTGTAAGCGGCTTTTGCAAACCCTGTTTTATCTTGTCCCACATACCCCATAAACTCCTCTAGTGTGTCCACAGGTTTGTGTGGATACTCGTCTACTGCATTATCAATGAAATGCTCCAGTGTGTTGTCTAGCATTGTAACTAGGTCTGATATAAAGTTTTCTTCCTCTTTCCACTCATCAAAGTATTCTAAATTAACACTGGACAAGCAGCAAACTGCTGTACGTTCCTCACTTGTAGGCAGTGTAATCTCAGAGCATAAGTTACTCTGTCGTACAGACAGCCCTAAGTCTTTCTGCTGCTGTGGTAGATACTCGTTACAGCGGTCTGTATTGACAATGTACGGCTCACCTGTCTCTGCTCTGGTGTGTACTAGCTGCCACCACAAATCCCTAGCTGAGATAGTTTTGACTGCCTGTTTAGACTTAGGGTCAATTAGACGCCAAGGTAAGTCATGCTCTACCGCATATAGGTATTCATCAGATAAAACGATACCGTTATGCAAGTTAAGGCACTTACGATTGAGATCACCACCAGTAGTCTTTCGCATTGCAATAAATTCTTCAATCTCTGGATGATTGATGTCCATATACGCCGCATAAGCACCTCTCCTTGTCACTCCTTGATTGAAAGCCAGCATTTGACTATCAACTACGTGCATAAAGGGAATACTCCCAGTTGATTGACTCCCATTAGCAGTAGATACACCGTTACTGCGAACATCGCCCCAATAACCACCAAGCCCACCTCCGCTGGAAGTAAGCCAAATATTTTCATCATAGTGAGACGATAGACCACCTCTGGAATCAGGCACAAAATTAAGAAAGCAGCTAATAGGTAAACCACGAGTAGTTCCTCCGTTACTTAATAGGGGTGTGCTGAACATAAACCAGCTTTTACTGGCGTAGTCGTATAGGCGCTGTGCTAGGTCAAAGTCAGTGACGCCACGGTAGGTAGCACTGTACACCGATGCACGAGCAAAGGCTTCCTGTGCGTGTGTCTCGTCTTCCCAGAAGTACCTGTCCTTCAGAGTATTCAGTGAGAAGTCGTTTAGCTCTGCTTCTCTTTCGTAGTCTATAGTAATACCAAGGTAGTCTTGGGTGCCTGTCTTATACTGCATCTTGATTGTCCAACAAAAACTTCATTAATCTTTCTTCGTACCAACGTGCTTTGCGTAGGTCTTCAAAGGGTTTACTTTTGTATCTAAACCGCCACATATATTTTAACGCATTTCCACGCAGATAGCCAATGTATTCGTCCTTAGATAACATAGCTTCTATAGCTTCTATACACTCTATACTGCCATTGTTATAGTGTGGTGGAGACTCAACCATGTCCACAGGATTACCAAAAACAGGATGCTCATTTGGTGCGTCTTCTTCTTCTTCTTCATCAGCATCAAGCCACTGAACTTGGAACTTCGAGTCTCTGCCTATTTCTTTAGCTCTGAGAGTATCCCATTGCTCTTTGGTTATGTCATCAATACTCATATTCTTCTTCTGTGTCTGGTCTTGTGTCATCTTGTAATTCTTCCTCAAACATTTCTAAGCGGTTAATCAGCTTGTCCTCGAACCTGTCAAGTATTTCTTGACTAGTCAGTTCTAAAAATTCAATAAGATCATCAGGGTCATACCTGTCCAATATCTTCTCCCTAATCTCATCCATTGTCAAGTTGTATTTATTGTGAGTCAACATATTTCATCAACTTATCAAATTCATTTAATGTGTAGTGCTTAAAGCCTTCCTTCTCACACCATTGCCCCATAGTCATTTTAGCGCCCTTGCGTAGCTTCTTGTTAGGGTCTGAAAGTACAAAGATTAGCTCTGTGTCTATGCAGTCCCTAATAGACTTGTACTTCATGGTATCGCCTGCCCTGAAGAAGCCCTTTAGTTCCAAGAGTATCCCTGTGCGCTTATGTACGAAGTCTGGTTTGTACTTCCTGTGCATAGTGTAAGGGACATCAAATGGTTCATAATTAAACTTACGCTTTGGTGCTATGGCTGCAAAAGATGCTTCAAGACCTGATCTATAGATACTGTCTCTACGTAATCTCTTGGACTTTTGGCTCATTTGCCACCTCTGTCAAGTATCGTGGGCCTGTGGAATACAGGAATGTACGTAGCTCTGGATAGCAAGCATGTTTGAAATGACAGTAAGAGCAGCCTATAGGCAGTTTCATGTTGCCTGACTTACCATCAGGGACAGGTTCATTACAAAAATCAGGTGGCTCTGGCTGCTCTACCATCTCCTTGATATGTATAATCCTATCTACAATATCTTCCTTCAGAACCTCGTACACAGGCGCTTGAGTGTCCTCTAGGTCATACTTCAGATAAGTTAGGTGTCCATTCTGCTTGTCCATTGCAAGCCAACCTACCTGTGTGTCACCCTCAGACTTAGCGTATCCTTTAATCTGCGCTATATAACCAAAAGGATCATCAAAAGCCAGCGTTGCGTCCTTGAACTTCTTAAACCCGTAGCTGCTTGTTGACTTGACATCAGTTAGAACTCCATCAATCTTACAGTCCATGCTGCCCACAATGCCTTCTACTTCAGCTTGAGCTTGCTCATGGCTAACTGTGTGTCCTGATAGCCTGACCAGTAGCAGCAGCATCTCCTCAATCAAGTGACCATACAGAAACTTGACTAGGTTATGGGGCTGCATTGGCTCCTTTGGCCCTACGTTATTGTAGTGGTTCCAAAGGTATCTATCGTCTCTGCCAACGTTGGACATACGTAGCTTACGTGCATCAAAGCCACCACGGTTGGTAAACTCTTTACGCATTAAGTCCTTGACAGCTTCACCAAAGTTTTCAATTTCTGCTTCAGCATCCACACCCCTTTCAGGGCGTTTAGTCTTTACTAAACTATAGATGTCATCAACAAGTGTGTGTATTGTTTTCATTCTGTATCCCTGTGTTTAATGAATCTAAGTTTGCGTGTGCTTGGGTCGAAACCGAGTAACTCAACCCCTAACTCCTTCTGAAGTTTCGTCCTACCATCAGAAGCCCTATTATAAAGCCCAGACTCAGGATGTGCAAAGAATGTTTTAACGTCTATTAAAACAATTTCTTGTGTTTCTATGTGGTAAGCAACTAGGTCTATAGGCCCAGAGCAGCCTGCGTTCCTGAATACTTCGTACCCCTTATCCCATAGCCAAGTGACTGCATAGTATTCAGAAAAATCTCCTTTACGACTATTGTTAAAATCAGTGTGTTTCTGCCCAGCTTCTTCCCACTTTGTACTCGCCTGTAAGGGGGCAGTTAAGTTCAAGGGCAATTCCTGCTGCTTGTAAGCAACTGACTGCGAGTCTTCCAAACTTGTCTGCTTGCTCTGGTGCAACTTCCGACTGGACTTCATCATGTATGTTACCTATAAAGCTATAGTTAAGATTCCATAGTCTAGCGTATTCGTCAAGTATTGTCAATGCTTTTTTCATAACAATAGCGCCAGCACCTTG